TTGCTGCTCCATGCGGACGCTTTGAGCGTAACGGAGACGCTGTGAGGCTGCCCGCTCGCCCCTGCCGGTCCCGTGGGGCCGGTGGGGCCAGTAGCCCCCGCAGGCCCCGCCACGGTAGAGGCCGCGCCCTGCGGTCCAGTGGGCCCGGTCGGACCCGTGGGGCCGATTTCGCCGGTCGCGCCCTGCGCGCCCTGGTCGCCCTTCGGCCCGGTCGGGCCGGTAGGCCCTGTCGCTCCGGCAGCTCCGGAGGCGCCGGTCGGACCCGTGGGGCCGATTTCGCCGGACGCACCCTGTATGCCCTGGTCGCCCTTCGGCCCGGTCGGGCCGGTGGGACCCGTCGCTCCTGCGGCTCCGGAGGCGCCCGTCGGGCCCGTGGGGCCGATTTCACCGGCTGCGCCCTGCGCGCCCTGGTCACCCTTCGGCCCGGTCGGGCCGGTGGGCCCCGTCGCTCCTGCGGCCCCGGTGGCGCCCGTCGGGCCCGTGGGGCCGATTTCGCCGGCTGCGCCCTGCGCGCCCTGGTCGCCCTTCGGCCCGGTCGGGCCGGTAGGACCTGTAGCTCCTGCGGCTCCTGCGGCGCCGGTCGGGCCGGTGGGGCCGACTTCTCCGGCTGCGCCCTGTATGCCCTGGTCTCCCTTCGGGCCGGTCGGGCCGGTGGGGCCCGTTGCTCCTGCAGCTCCTGCGGCGCCCGTCGGGCCCGTGGGGCCGACTTCTCCGGTCTCACCCTGCGCACCCTGGTCGCCTTTCGGCCCGGTCGGGCCGGTGGGACCCGTCGCTCCTGTGGCTCCGGAGGCGCCCGTCGGACCTGTGGGGCCGACTTCGCCGGCTGCACCCTGTATGCCTTGGTCGCCCTTCGGCCCGGTCGGGCCGGTGGGACCCGTCGCTCCTGTGGCTCCGGAGGCGCCGGTCGGACCCGTGGGGCCGATCTCACCGGCTGCACCCTGCGCGCCCTGGTCGCCCTTCGGCCCGGTCGGGCCGGTGGGACCCGTCGCTCCTGCGGCTCCGGCGGCACCCGTCGGGCCCGTGGGGCCGATCTCACCGGCTACACCCTGCGCGCCCTGGTCGCCCTTCGGCCCGGTCGGGCCGGTGGGCCCTGTCGCTCCGGCAGTTCCGGCGGCGCCGGTCGGACCTGTGGGGCCGATTTCGCCGGCTACACCCTGGATGCCCTGGTCGCCTTTCGGCCCGGTCGGGCCGGTGGGGCCAGGCACGGTGCTGGGAGCGCCTTGCGGCCCAGTCGGGCCAGCTGGGCCCTGAATAGGCCCGTTATTGACCCAGCCTGCATCGCTCCATATGTATATGTCATAAGGTTCTGCGCTGCCTACACCGTAGGCGTCGCCTATTGAGGGGTTCAGCACCCCGCTCTGAAGGTCTCCGAGCGTTGTGAAATAACCGAGAATACGAAATCCGTTGCCTTGCGGCCCAGCAGGTCCCGTCGGGCCTGTCGGACCCGTGGGGCCGGTTGCTCCCGCTGCTCCCGGGGAGCCCGTCGGCCCGGTTGGGCCGATCTCGCCGGTCGCGCCCTGCTCGCCTTGGTTGCCCTTCGGTCCAGTTGGGCCGGTGGGTCCGGTCGCTCCGTATGCTCCGGAGGCACCCGTCGGCCCGGTCGGGCCGATCTCGCCAGCAGCGCCCCGGTCACCCTGGTCGCCCTTCGGCCCGGTTGGACCTGTGGGACCATCTGCTCCGTCTGATCCGGGAGCACCCGTCGGCCCGGTCGGGCCGATCTCACCGGCAGCGCCCCTGTCGCCCTGATTGCCCTTCGGTCCGGTTGGACCTGTAGGGCCTGTAGCTCCGGCCGCCCCGGGGGCACCCGTCGGCCCGGTGGGGCCGATCTCGCCGGCCGCGCCATTCTCGCCCGGCTCACCTTTCGGCCCAGTTGGTCCCGTCGGACCAGTGGGACCTCCGGACGGGCCAGTCGGGCCTGTGGGACCGGGGACGCCCGCCGCGAGCACTCCTGTATCGATGTACAGTCCATTGTCGGGATCCCATGTCAGCCAAGTCTGTGCAGCTGATATCATCGGCTGATGCACAGCGGCGCTCTCTGCGCGGTCTGCCGCCGCCTCTGCACGTTTAGCGTCATTGCCGGCTGTGGTGACCCAATCCGGCGCAGGGGCCGGCGGAGGCGCCACAGGGGCGCCTAGGGCCCGGCTGGTGGCCGTATTGATAACGGCAGACTTGCAGATCACATCGTCAAGATACAGCCGTACCTCAAGCATGCCAGTTCCTGGCACGGCCAGGTCGGAGCTGTTAGGCAGCCATGCTATGACCTGCTCGCTGGAATTGACGATAACCGGATATACCTGGCCGTCCGGCCTGCGGAACACCACCGACACAGATGCACTAGGCAGCTCCGCAAGCCAGGCCGAGACGTCGATGTTCAGCTCCCGGTATAGGTTTTCGCCCATGCGGCCAATCTCCACATAGCCGATGGGCGGATTACATATGTTGATGGTCAAAGTGAGCCTCCTATTTAATCAGCCCTAGCTTATTCTTCAGAATGCCGATGAGATTATTAAGCGCATAGAGATAGTTGTTGGCAGTTACAGACGTATACGACATATTGTTCGAGCTGAGCGACAGCGTCTGCCGTGCTATCGGCGTCTGGCCATAGAAGCCCAACGTGCCGGAGCTGCCGCATATGCGGCTTGCGCCGTCGCCGGTATATATGCCGTACCAAGGGACCGAGCTGGTGCCAAGATAATATGGATATGTACGAGACCCGGCCGTGTGAGGCACAAATGCCCGGCTGGAGTTGAGCTCGGCATAATTCGTTGTGCCCTGGTACAGACGGGACACCGTCGGGCTCCCCCACTCGAGCGCGTAGTTTGACGTGCTGGCCTTGATCAGCGCCTGCCCGACATTTCCGCCTGTTGGGATATAGTTTTCAGGAGCATTCGCCCACTTGAGGGCATAGTCGGCAGAGCCGCTCTTCACGAGTATCTGGCCATCACTTCCACCGGTAGGGATCCGTTCTGTCGGGCCATCTATCCATTTGAGTGCGCGCGAGGCGGAGCCGTTTTTCGCCAGCAGCTGGCCGTTGCTGCCGCCGTCTGGGATGTGGTCGACGGGAGCGTCTGCCCATTTGAGGGAGTAGTCTGTCGAACCGTTTTTGACGAGCATCTGGCCGCTGCTGCCTCCCGAGGGGATGTAGCTATTGGGGGTTGTCCACTCCACATCGAAGGGTTCATTCGTGCGTTTGGACAGCAGCTGCCCTTTTGTCCCTCCTGTGGGTATGCCCTTCATGTCAGCCCACTTTGAGGCGATACCCTCATTGCCGTCCTTGGTAAGCACCTGGCCATCCGTTCCGCCGGCCGGCAGAATTGCATCGGCGTTGGGGTTGCCCACCGGATACTCAACGACATAGGTACCTGAGTCTTTGATTATGCGAACTCGCTGTCCGGGAGCAAAGATGCAGAACGAATTGCACTTATAATGCTTTTCCGACGCGGTCTCCTCGCCGTCGAATATCAGCGTTATTCCGTCGTCGTAGATCTGGTCAATAGTCGCAAATGAGTACGAGAGATCTTCACTGCTCATATCAACACCACCTGTCTGAGAGTGTGCGACATCGTCTGTCCTCCGGAGAGAGTCAGGTACCAGCCGGTCTCCTGATAGATCCCGCTCAGCTCCGTCCGGCTTATGGCCACTACG